TTATCAGCCAATTGCAAATATGGCAGAAACAATAAGAGCCTTAAATCCTAAAAACATTGTTGCTTTGCAAGATACTTCAGATAAATATTTTTTAAATTTTCCAATTAAATTAGAAACAAAAATTCCAAACGTAGGTAATGGACCAGATGGAATAAATGTTTATAGGAATGATCAAAGTGGCGCACTTGTGTCAGACCTAGCAATGGGCGCAATAGTTATAGAAGCAATAAATTTAGGGCCAAGAGAAAATATTCAGATTGAAACTCTTCAAAGTGGTACAATATATAAGACAAATCTTGGAAATGAGGAATCGTGATAACTAACAAAGGAAAAGATATTATTGCAAAATATTTAATAGGAATCACGCCTGCCTACGCATCTTATATGGCTTTTGGTTGTGGGGCTAAACCACTAACAACTGGAGAATCTTTTGGACAGTATTCTACTAAAGAGGTTTTAGACTTTGAAATGTTTAGAGTTCCCATTTCTTCAAGGGGATATGTAGAAGAAGATGGATTTAATAAAATAGTATTTACTTCAGAACTTCCAACAACAGAAAGATATGAGATTACTGAAATTGGTATTTTTTCTGCGGGAGGTAATCCAGATGCTTCTGGTTTTGATAGCAGACCATTATTATTATTTACAGAAGAAGAACAATGGCAATATGGTAGCACTACATTTGAGAGTGTTAGTTCTTCAATTACAACATCCCTTGACTACCCGCTAGATGATAATATTATTGCAACTGCTTTAGATGTTTTTCAAGCAGCAGCAGACAATTCTATATTTTTTAAAGCAAATAGAAACGAAAAAAATGAAAGATGTAGATTTTTTAATAATATGATTTTTGTAAAAGGAGATTATGGTCAAATTAAAGATATTACAAATGTTGCCTCCAGTTTAACAGGACAATATCACATACAAAAAACTGGACTTAATCTTAACTTGTCTCAAAATTCATTGTCTGATCAAATTAAAATTGCATTTTCTCTTGTAAACAAAAATGGTGCCAGTTATACAAATCCAGATAGCCTTAAAATAATTTTAGAATTTATAGACAGTAATAACAAATATGCAAGATGTTTAGTTGATTTAGTTGACGGAGCAGGCGGAGTTAATTTTAATACTAATAGATATTTTGCAATTTCAAAAACATTAGGAAATTTTGTTTTAGAACAAGGTTTTTCCTGGGCAACAATTAAAACTGCAAAAATTTATTCATGTGTTGTAGATTCAGGAAACGAAGTAGACACACACTACATTGCTTTTGACGCAATTAGGTTTGATAATATAAATACAGTTAATCCTTTGTATGGATTGGTTGGATATACCGTTGTTAAAAACGCAGATGGAGAACCAATAACCAAGTCTACAAATACAAACAATTATGTTGAATTTAGAATGGCTTTAGACATTGGAACTATTGGAGATATTTCTTGATGGCAGATAAAGGCATAAAAAAAATAACAATATTAAAAAAAGATTTACCACCAGTAAACTCTGATAATAAACACGTTTTAAGATATAGAATTGTTTCCGATGATTTTAATAGAACATCGGCATGGTCTAAAATTTATTATGTTGATTCAGTTCCACTCAATGGTCTTACTGCAGAAGTTACCAAAAATGCAGTAACTGTTTCTCCTGTTGCAGGAACAATTTCTGTTAGAACTACAGACTCTAGAGGCAGAGCAAAACTTGATATTTTTATTAAATATGGATCAGACCCATATTCTTATCATGGTACAACTAGCGAAACAGTTCTTTCTGGAAACACAGCCACAACAACTTATACTTTTGCTAATACGGCAAGTTCGGCAACAACATTAACAATTGCAATTCAACCAGAAGGAATTACAAAAGAAAGAATTACAGCACTAACTTTAGATACTGAATCAATTGCAATACCGTAAGTTAAATGATATAATGGAGGAATCATGGGAAGATTAATTGTACCGCAAAGAGGACAGCCTTTAGACGTTTCGTATGTTTATGACATTGTTGCAGCCGTAAACGAACTTTCTGACAGGCTATCAAGTTCAGGAAATGGAACTTTTAAAATTATTTCAGAAACTGGGGAACCCAGCACTGGATCAATCAACACAATGACTGTGTTTGCAAAAACATATGTTCTTGGCACATCAAAGGGCGTTGATGCAGGACAGCAAGAAGCATTTTCAATTACCTATAATTTTCAAAATCCTCCAATGGTAGTTGCAACTCCTTTTGATAGTGAAAAAACAGCAGCAGGTCAAGACGTTTCTGTAGTTATTACATCAATTACAAATACAAATGCTTCTTTTATTGTAAGATATAATACTAAGGGAGTTGCAAATACAAAGATCAATATTCTTGCTATTGGAAAAGCACCTTTGATTGGAACTTCAAATTAGTGAAGTGTGCAAGATGTGGTGGTATTGTTTTTGTTGACAGACAATACAGCACAAAAGAACACATTGAAGTGTACTGTGTAATTTGTGGTAAAAGAAAATTTTACCATCCACCAGACAGCAGCAAAGAGGGATCATGGATTCTACAACAGGAAATATTGAGGGCCAAAACTACAATCAGTCCGCTATAGTTTCAGGTAATAAAACTATTTGGTTTTTAAATAATGATTTAGTCAAGGTGCATCACAGAAACAGATCAGACGGAATTGTTGCGCTTTATAATATAAATAAAGACAGGATTGAAACTTGTTTTATTGCGGAATTTAAAAAGAAAAGAGAAAAGGCATATACTATTGGAGAAACTGCTATACTTATTAACAGACATAAAAAGTATATTCCTACTCTTATTAAACGTGGAACAATTCCAGCACCAATAGGATCTAGCATAGGTGGAAAGCGTGGCTGGCAGATAAGATGTTATTATTCAGAAAGTCACATAAGGGAAATAAGGGACATATTGGCATCAATTCATATTGGTCAACCAAGAAAAGATGGCCTTGTAACGAACAACATGACTCCTACTAAACAAGAGTTGACTAGGAGAATGGGCGATGGTATACTTACATATACGAGAACTGAAGATGGACGCTTCATTCCTATCTGGTCTGAATCTATCTAACTACTGAATGGATGTAAAATGGAAAACGATAACACTAAGGTTTCTGTAACTTTAGGCTATACACTTAATCTTGGAAACTTCCAATCATTAAGACTTGATCTTGGAGTTGTTGACTCTAAGAAAGATGGAGAGACAACTAACGAAGCAATGGAACGTGTTTACAAGTTTGTTGAAGATAAACTAACTGATAAAATTAACGAAGCCAAAGCAGAAATCTCTGAGTAATGCCAGACCGCAAAGACCGAATGGCTTTGCTTTCAAGGTATAGTAAATACCACAAAGAAAGATATGATGTAAAGCCATCAATGAATCTTAACGTTGAACAATGGGCAGCAGATGCTCTTATTCAGTCGTATGGAATTGAAGGATGTTACGATATTTTAGAATACTATTTTAAGGTTGCTGAGAGTCCATCTTGGAATACTTTTGCATACCAGGCAGAAAAAATTATCAAGGCTAAAAAAGATAAAGATCAAGATGATGTAGAACGTGCACAGAGAAGGTTAATGGCAAAGGAGTGGCTGAATGGCTAGCATTGAATCAAAGGTATTAAATGCAGTCTTAAAAGATAAACAGATTCACGTTTTGCTACAAGCAAATATTGATGGACTTTTACGAACACATTTAGATGTATGGACATTCATTAGAAAATATTTTGAGGCAAACAGTTCTGTTCCACCACTATCTTTAGTAATTGAAAAGTTTAGAGATTTTGAAGTAGTCGATGATATTGGAGCAACGAAGCATCACCTTTCAGAATTACAGGGTGATTATTTAAACGATAGTCTTAAAACAATTTTAAGATCTGCAGCAGGAGAAGTGCAAAGTGGGAATTCAGTAGTTGCTCTAGACTCTCTAATTACTCAAACCTCAGAACTTAAAAAGAATACCTCTTCCGTTAGAGATATTGATGCTACTGACTTTGAATCCGCTGCTGCCTATTTTGATCATTTGCGTAAAATGGAAGAGGCTGGGATTACAGGGATTAAAACTGGTTTGCCAGGATTTGATAACTATCTTCCAAGTGGTATCGCTCCAGGCCAACTGGGAGTGTTTTTAGCCTATCCAGGCATT